TCTTGCTTTCAAAGATAAGAACGAATGGAATCTTGTAACAAAGTATAATATTGGAAAGAAATAGGTGATTGATGCAAGAGTATGTGAAAGACGTCCATACGATCAACGTCAACGTAGATGAAATTGGACCATGGGTATGGACTGCAACTGACAGAGGTCTCTGGAACATTACATCATCAGAGTGGCCATACCTAAAGTCTATGTGGGCACGACACGTAAAGAAGTATGATGTTTGCGTTCAGGCAGGTGGAGCTTGTGGTCTTTACCCAAGGCTCCTGTCAGAAACTTTTGGTCGTGTCTATACTTTTGAACCAGACCCTCTGTCATTCAACTGTCTAGTAATGAATTGTCAAAAGGATAATATCTTCAAGTACAATTCAGCAGTCGGTTCTAAAAACGAACTGATCTCTCTGCTGAGAGGTAATCCCCAGAACGTCGGTGAGAACAAGGTCGGTGTTGGCAACAACAATATCCTACCCACTCTAACCATTGATAATCTTGGTCTAGACGTATGCGACTTTATTCAGCTAGACGTTGAGCTTTACGAACTAAATGCTCTACAAGGAGCAGAAAAGACTATCAAACAGTGTAAGCCAGTCATCAGTTGTGAGAACGGTACTGATGAGATCCTAGCTTACCTACAGACTCTGGCACCATATCAAGCGGTAGAAACCTTTAGGATGGACACCGTCTACAAGGTGGTCTAATGAAAGAGCCTGAATGGGATCCTAAGTGGGGGACAATACAACCCCCACCAAAACCAGACTGGGAGATGAATTTATTCGGAGCAACCTATCTTCTATGGGGTAAGGTAAGTTGGTTCCGCCGCAAAGCTTCAGAAGTAATTTTGAAAGTTAAGTGGAAAAAATTAAAAGAACCCCTTTAAAAACAACAAGTAGAGCCTAAATATTAATGCAAGCTGCTATCGCTTCGGGATGTAGCTTGCAAAACCCTTGCTTAACAGGAGGCACATATGCAGTTATTAGAAAAATATCCCGTAGTAGATTTAGTAGTGATAGGTGCATGGTTTATAGCCCTAGTGTACCAAACAAGCCTTGCTTTTTAATAGAAGGATATTATCTATGTCATACCTCGCAAATTCTTTCCCCAACCTAATTGGATTTGATAACTTTTTTGAAAAGGTTAATCAGATTCAAGGTGAAATTGCCAAAACAGTAAACTATCCACCTTACAATATTAGTAAGGTTGATGATAACAAGTATGTTATCGAACTCGCTGTGGCTGGTTTTGCCAAGAACAACATTGAACTCGAACTTGCTGACAGCACCCTAAAGATTACAGGTAAGGTTGTAGCAGATGAGAACCCATTCTATATTCATAAGGGAATCGCAACAAGAGCATTTGAACGCAAGTTCACTCTAGCAGATCAAGTAGAAGTTAAAGACGCTGCTATGGTAAATGGTCTCTTGAAGGTATTTCTAGAACGTATCATTCCAGACCACAAGAAGCCTAAGAAGATTGATATCAAGGACGAGGCTGCTGCAGAAGGTAATAAGCAGTTTCTAACTGAAAACTCTTAGAAATAAATAAGGGGGAGGGTGCCTTCGGGCTTCCTCCTCTTTTTCTAGGAGGAGCTATGATTACATTAGAACAGCTAAATGCTATATTTGGTCCATCAGATAAGTATAAGAATTTCGTTGAACCTTTAAATAAGATTCTTCCTTTATACGAAATTAATACCACAAAGAGAATCGCAGCATTCATCGCTAACGTTGGGCACGAATCAGGTAAGTTTGCCCATGTCGCCGAAAATCTAAACTATTCAGAGCAAGGACTGCTCAATACTTTCGGCAAGTACTTTAATGCAGAATCTGCTAAGAGCTATGCTCGTAATCCCCAAATGATCGCTGACCGAGTTTATGCAAACCGTCTAGGTAACGGAGATGTTGCCTCTGGTGACGGCTATAGATATCGTGGTCGTGGTCTTATCCAGCTAACTGGTAAAGAGAACTATCAGAAGTTTGCAACATCTCTAGGCAAGTCTTTAGAAGAAACTGTAAAGTATCTTGAGACTCCTGAAGGTGCCTGTGCTTCTGCTGGTTGGTTCTGGAACTCAAGAAAGCTTAATGCTCTAGCAGACAAAGACGAGTTTACTCAAGTCTGTAAAGTTATTAATGGCGGGACCATCGGTTTATCTGAAAGAATCGCTTACTACAATAAAGCTCTAAACATACTAGGATAATCAGATGCGTTCTTTTAAAGGTTTCTTAAGAGAAGATCTTTCTCTCACATTAGAATACCACGACACGCTAAACCCTCTCTTGTGGGAAGGTGACAAACTAAAGGATAACGTGAGAGAAAGACTCAACGATATCGGAGAGATGTGGGCAGACTTCGCAAAGATTCCGAAGGATTCCATAAGAGACGTTGTTCTTACTGGTGGTAATGCGAACTTCAATTACACGTCTCACTCAGACTTGGACGTACATCTTCTAGTCAATATGGCCAAGCTTCCTCTGAAGGGAGACATCCTAGACGACTTTCTTTATGATAAGAAGATTCTCTGGACGTACAAGCATCCTGGTCTAACTGTTATGGGGTATCCTGTTGAACTTTACGCACAGGATTATAAGCAGCCAGTAGCGTCTCAGCAAGGTGTTTTCTCTTTAAGAAAGAATAAGTGGTTGGCTAAACCAAACCACGAGAACCATGCTGACTTCGAGAACGATGTTGCTCTAAAGAACAAGATAGAGTTCTACAAAGATATGATTGAAAAGATTCTGTCCGAACCAGGAGATCATATCGCAGAAATTAATAAATTGAAAGAAAAGTTTCACAATATGCGTTCTGCGGGTATCCAGAAGGCTGGCGAATTCTCTATGGAAAATCTCATGTACAAAGATCTTCGTAACAGAGGATATATCGAGATGCTCGATAACTACCTACAAAAGCAAAGAGACAAGAACTTATCGCTTTACTAAGTTCAAGTTCTAAGCTATAATTGAAGTTTGTGCCACTTAGTGGAGTATATTATGAATTTTTATACGAGTGCATTTCTGCTCGGCAACCACGTGTTTGTCCGAGGTATTGAGAATGGTAGGCGAGTAAAGTATAGGCGAGAGTATTCTCCGTACCTCTTCGTATCATCTAAGAAGAAGGATGCGGAGTATAAGACTCTCGCTAACAAGCCAGTAGACAAGGTTAACTTCAGTAATGTTAAGGAGGCAAAAGACTTCCTTAGTATGTACGACAACGTCTCCGGTATGGATATCTTTGGGTTTGATTCTTTTCTATATCCATTCCTAAATGATACCTATCCTGGAGAAATTGTTTTCGATAAAGATCTGATTAACCTTGGTAATATCGACATCGAAGTTAAATCTGACTCCGGCTTCCCTGAACCTTCTAAGGCTGAGCAACCAGTGACGGCTATTACCGTAAAGGTAAGGGACGGTATCTACGTGTTCGGTTGCGGAGAGTTTGTTACAAATGATCCCAAGGTCTATTACACTAAGTGTAAAGATGAGTATACGCTACTTCAGAAGTTTCTGCTTACTTGGCAGAAGTTAGACCTAGACATTATTACTGGGTGGAACATTGAGTTCTTTGATATTCCATATCTGGTCCACCGTATGCGTAAAGTTCTAGACGAGGAGTCTATCAAGAAGCTTTCTCCTTGGGGTATGATCCATGACTATAAAGCTAAGGTTATGGATAAAGAGCAGACAGCCTACGAACTTCGTGGTATCTGTACTCTAGACTATCAGCAGCTATACAAGAAGTATACGTATACTAACCAAGAGTCGTATACTCTAGGTCACATCTGTTCTGTAGAAATTGGGGAAGGCAAGGTAGACTTTTCTGAGTACGATAACCTATTCGATCTTTACAAGAAAGATTACCAGAAGTTTATCGAGTATAACATCAAAGACGTTTTGCTAGTTGACAAGCTAGACAAGAAGCTTAACTTTATTGACCAAGCTCTAACCATCGCCTACGATGCGAAGATTACTCTCTGGGACGTATTCAGTCCAGTTAAGACTTGGGACGTTATCATTCATAACTATCTACTAGACAGGAAAACTGTTATACCTAGAAAGGGTTTCGGTAAAAAGAGCGAGCAGTTTGCTGGAGCATACGTTAAGGAACCGAAGCCTGGTATGTACGACTGGGTTACATCTTTTGACATCAACTCTCTGTACCCTTCTCTAATCGTACAGTACAACATCTCTCCTGAGACCTACGCTGGTAAGATCCGTCATAACTTTACGGTAGACCAGCTACTGAAGGGTGCGTTTGGTGATGATGATATCCAGGGTCTGTTAAAGCAAGACAATGTCGCAATCACAGCCAACAGCTGTCTTTGGGACAGAAATATGAAGGGTGCATTCCCCGCTCTTGTAGAAAAGATGATGGTTGAACGCAAACTCTACAAGAAGAAGATGCAGGATGCTCAGAAGAAGTATCAGGACAATCCCACTAAAGATCTGTTCAACGAGATTGCTCGCTGTAATAACATGCAAATGGCAAGAAAGATTCTTCTAAACTCTCTTTATGGAGCACTTGGCAACCAATACTTCCGCTACTTCTCTATCGAGTTTGCTGAAGCGATTACGTACACTGGCCAGTTTGTTATTCGCTGGATTGAATCTAATCTCAACGACTACATGAACAAAGTTCTGAAGACTGACGGTAAAGACTATATCATCGCAGTAGATACTGACTCTAACTATCTCAATCTCGGTCCTTTAGTAGCTAAAGTTATGGAAGATGCTACTATGGAAAAGAAGGTCGACTTCGTAGACAAAGTATGCGAGACTAAGATTGAAACTTGTATTAGTGCAGCCTTTGATGATCTATCTCAGCATACTAATGCGTACACAAACTTCATGAAGATGAAGAGAGAGTCTATCGCTAACAAAGGTATCTGGACAGCAAAGAAGCGTTACATTCTTAACGTGCACGATAACGAGGGTATACGATACAAAGAACCTAAATTGAAGATGATGGGCATTGAAGCTGTCAAGAGTTCTACTCCTGCCGTATGTCGGGATAGTATCAAGAAAGCTCTGAAGCTTATCATGGAGACAGACGAAGCTACTCTACAAAACTTTGTTGAAAGATTTCGTGAAGAGTTTCAGAAAATGTCTTTTGAAGATATTGCATTCCCAAGAGGAGTTCGTGGTCTAACAGAATACTCCGACCGCAATAATATCTACAAGAAAGGAACTCCTATCCACGTTCGTGGTGCACTACTGTACAACAATCTACTCGAGAAACATAATCTAACTCAGAAGTATGTTAAGATCCAAGAAGGTGAGAAGATCAAATACTGCTATATGCGAGTTCCTAATCCGCTGAAGGAGAACATCATCTCTGTTTCTACAGTTCTACCAAAAGAGTTTTCTCTAGACAGCTATATAGATTACGAGACACAGTTTGAGAAAGCGTTCCTAGATCCTCTGAGAATCATTATCAATGTGATTGGTTGGACGCCAGAGAAGATCTCAACACTAGAAGGATTCTTTTCATGAGTAAAGATACTGTTGACATGGACTTCGACTTCGGGTTTACGTCAGCATCAGAAGAAGAAATAGTAGCACCACTGTTCGTGAATACTAACGACATCGAGGTTAAGTATAAAAAGATAATCGATAAGATGCTTAAGGCTATCAATCCACTCTTAAACAATCTTGCCAAGGATTCGGATACGAAAGATTACATCCATTGGCCAAATAGAAAACAGAAGATTGAAGAGTTCAAGAACAAGCTAAACAAGATCGCAGGAAAGTAAGTATTGACTTCTTTCTTTACATGAGCTATACTGGGTAACTACTCAGTTAAGGAGGTATTATGAGTATTTTAGATAAACTTCAGAAGACATCTACTATCAAGGACACAAGTATTCTAGCAGAATCAAAGTTCTTTGAGAAGAAAGATATGATCCCAACGTCTGTACCTATGCTAAACGTTGCTCTATCAGGTCGTCTAGATGGTGGTCTTGTACCTGGTCTTACAGTGTTTGCTGGTCCGTCAAAGCACTTCAAGACTGCATTCTCTCTAATGATGGTCAAGGCATATCTTGACAAGTATCCTGATGCTGCACTTCTGTTCTATGATTCTGAGTTCGGTGCACCACAGTCCTACTTCAAGACATTCGGTATTGATCCACAGCGAGTTATTCATACTCCTATCACAGATATCGAGCAGCTAAAGTTTGATATTGCTAGTCAGATCAACGCTCTTGATCGTGGTGACCATGTCATCATCGTTATTGACTCGGTGGGCAATCTAGCATCAAAGAAAGAAGCCGAGGATGCTCTAGAGGGTAAGGGTGCTGCAGACATGACGAGGGCTAAGCAGCTCAAGTCTCTGTTCCGTATCGTTACTCCTCATCTAACTATCAAGGACATTCCGCTCATCGTAGTTAATCATACCTACATGGATATGGGAATGTTCCCCAAGGCTATCGTCTCTGGTGGTACAGGTATCTACTACTCTGCTGACAACATCTTTATCATCGGTCGTCAACAAGAGAAAGATGGCACAGAACTATCGGGTTACAACTTTATCATTAACGTAGAGAAGTCTCGGTTCGTGCGAGAGAAGTCTCGTATTCCTATCGCAGTAGACTTTGAGAGCGGTATCAGTCCATGGTCTGGACTACTAGAGGTAGCACTAGAAGGCAAGTTTGTTATCAAGCCAAAGAATGGTTGGTACCAAAAGATTGATCCTGAGACAGGCGAGATCATTGAGAATAACTATCGTCAGGATGATACGAATAACAAAGACTTCTGGCTTCCCATTCTCAAGTCAAAAAAGTTTAGGGAATATATCGAAAAAAGGTTTATGATTACATCTGGTGAAATTGTCACCGATGAAGAACTTAACGACATGTATGGTGAGGATGAATGATTGAAGATGTAATTTTTTCACATCTACTATTTAACGAAACTTATGCAAGGAAGGTGGTTCCCTTCCTAAAGAACGAATATTTCCAGTCTCGCAACGGTAAGATTATCTTTCAGTTGATTGAGAATTATGTAGGTCAGTATAATAAGATGCCATCTAAGGAGGCTTTGTCTACGACATTGTCCTCTTTAGACAATCTTACCGAAGATGAATACAAGACTTGTACTGAGAAGGTAGAGTCTTTGGAAGCAGACAGAGAAACTAGTCTTGATTGGTTGGTAGACGAGACTGAGAAGTTTTGTCAAGAGAAGGCTGTCTATAATGCTATCATGGACTCTATCAAGATCATTGATGGCAAAGACAGCAAGAGCGGTAAGGGTACTATCCCACAGATCCTAACTGACGCTCTTGCGGTATCTTTTGACTCTAACGTAGGACACGACTTCATTGATGACGCCGAGTCTCGATACAACTTCTATCATACTCGTGAAGAGAAGCTAGAGTTCGACCTCGACTACTTCAACAAGATTACCAAGGGTGGTTTATCCAGAAAGACTCTGAACGTTATTCTAGCGTCTACTGGTGTCGGTAAGACAATGTTCATGACTCACAACGCAGCACACCATCTATCTATCGGTAAGAATGTTCTTTACATTACCATGGAGATGGCGGAAGAAAGGATTGCCGAGCGTATTGATGCAAACCTAATGAATGTTACCATCGATGAACTAAAGGAACTACCAAAGGAGTCTTTCGAGAAGAAGATTGCTAAGATCAAGGATAAGACTAAGGGCAAGCTTATCATCAAGGAGTATCCTACTGGTGGAGCAAACTCTGCTCACTTTAGGCATCTGCTACAAGAGCTACGGATCAAGAGAAACTTCAAGCCAGACGTTATCTATATCGACTATTTGAACATCTGTTCATCAGCACGCATGAAGATGGGTGGGTCTATCAACAGCTACCTTTATATCAAGGCTATCGCCGAAGAACTACGAGGTCTTGCTGTCGAGTTCGATGTACCTATCATCTCTGCTACTCAGAGCAATCGTGATGCCTATGGTTCTTCTGACATGGGTCTTGACAACACGTCTGAATCTTTTGCTCTACCAGCAACAGTAGACTTTATGTTTGGTCTGATCAGCACCGAGGATCTTGAAGGTCTCAATCAGATTATGGTCAAGCAGTTGAAGAATCGTTATGATGACATCAATAACTACAAGAGGTTTGTTATTGGTGTGAATCGTAGTAAGATGAAGTTTTATGATGTCGAGCAATCTGCTCAAGAAGATATTCTAGACGGTCCTACTAAAAAGAATAAGTACGAAGATAAGCCAGTTATGGATAACTCTGACTACGGGTCTCGGTATGATGAGGAAGATAAGATGCGCTTCGTAACCAAGAGAGCAGGACGAAAGGACTTCAGCAATCTGAAGTTGAGTTAATGAATTACAAAATCAAAGTCAGAAGTGGCAAGCACTGCATATACGAGATGGGTACCGATTCTATCGTGTATCGATCCAAAGATCTCAAGGAAGCCAAAGACTTGTGCAAACATCTTAACATGGGGGGAGGCTTTGACGGCTTCACCCCAAACTTTTTTAAAATTTTTTTAAAATAACAGTTGACTTATTTCTCGACTTACGTTATCTTAAGAATATAAGCTGATGAAACGAAGGAAGCTGATCATGGAAACGACGACTCTCGAGAATGCGGTTCTTCTGGCGATTGGGTTCAACGATTTCGGCGACGGTCCTGGCACCGAGATCTGGGCTGATTGCATCAACGAAAGCGCACGTCGCAGCAATGTTGAGGGTAAGGTTCTTAGCGGTGTTGTCGCTAGCCTCAAGAAGAAGGGTCTGATTCATTGCACAGGTGGTGGTCGTGATGCCACCATCCGCATGACCGAGACTGGTATCGCAGCCTTTGAGATTCTCAAGGGCTAAGAGGCTTCAGAACACAGTTCGACCAAACTAAGGAGATGACCATGTTTGATGTGAAGTTCGCCGATGTCTATGTTGAAACCACATTTGGTGGCAAGTTCAATCTCTGGCGCAACGGCGAACCCTTCGCCACCGTCGATGCTCTGGGTCTCACCCTCGTGGTGGCTGGTGCTCGCCAGATGAACGTAGCAGTCTACGACGTAGATACTGGTGTTTATCTCGTCAAGACTTTCTAAATTATTTTTAAAATAACCCTTTTCTTTTTGAGAGAAGTAGGTTATCTTAAGAATATAAGGTGATCAAGGAGACACGAGATGACTGAAGTTCACATGTACCGGGATGTCGCAGCCATCGTTCTCTACCTCGAGAAG